TTTCAATGTAACGACTGCGCACTATACGAAAAACAATTAGATGAAACGAAAAAAGACAAAAGCTGAAATAGATAAGGATATTAAGTTTATCCCTATGCCTGAATGGCAGAACACTTATCAATATCACAGAACAAACAAAAGAGCATTATACGTTGACCAAAATAAGAAACGATGAAATTATATAGCGAATGTTGTGGGGCAGCCCCAAGTAATTTAAGCGATAGCTTATGTAGTCAATGCTACGAACATACAGAATTTTACGATATATGAAAACAAAAAAGTGGACACAAGCACAGAAGATTGAGCAGATAGAAAGAGCTACAACAAAACTCTATTTAATGGTTAGTCAATTAGCTAAAGAGGTGCAAGAATTAAAGGGTACACAAAATCCTAAATAATTACGATATATACTTGAATAATCAAATTTTATCAAGATGCATGGTGGAGCAAGACAAGGAGCAGGTAGAAAACCCAAAGCAGACGAAGCTAAATTAGTAGAACGCTTAGATGCGATTATAGATAGTGATACAGCTCTTGCTAAGTTAGGAGAACTTGTATCTAAAGGCGATATGAGAGCAATACAGTTATACCTAAGTTATCGTTATGGTAAACCAAAAGAGAGTATGGATATTAACTCATCTGAGGGATTGAATATAAACTTTAAGGACTTAATTAAGTTTGTCGATTAACATACATAAGAAATACCTGCCAATATCAACAGACGATAGTAGATACTTTGTTGTAACAGGTGGTAGGGGTTCAGGTAAGTCTTTCTCAATAAATGCTTTGCTTGTTATACTTACCTATGAGCGTGGGCATACAATCCTATTTACACGATACACTTTAACGTCTGCTCGTATCTCAATCATTCCTGAGTTTATAGAGAAGTTAGAACTGATGGATTGTATTGCAGACTTCCACGTTACTAAGGACGAGATAATAAATAGAAAATCAGGAAGCAAGATAATCTTTAGGGGGATCAAGACAAGCTCAGGAGATCAGACAGCAAGTCTTAAATCACTCACAGGTATAACGACTTGGGTTGTGGATGAAGCAGAGGAACTAACAGACGAGCAGAAGTTTGATACTATTGATCTATCAGTAAGACAGCAAGGTAATCAAAACAGAGTAATACTAATACTTAACCCCACAACCAAAGAGCATTTTGTCTATACACGATTCTTTGAGGATAAGGGTGTGCAGGAAGGTAGCAATACGAATAAGGATAACACCACATACATTCATACTACCTACTTAGATAACTTAAACAATCTATCTAAAAGCTACATAGAGCAGATAGAACAAATGCAAAAGCGCAGACCTGAAAAATACAAACAACAAATGCTTGGTTCTTGGATGGCTAAAGCTGAGGGTGTGATATTTGATAATTGGACTATTGGCGAATTTAAAAAGAAAGGTGTAAGTGTATGGGGGCAGGATTATGGTTTTGCTGCTGATCCCTCAACTCTTGTAGAAACAAACATAGATACAGATAACAAAATAATCTACCTAAGGGAATGTTTTTATCTACCAAGACTAACTACATCACAAATAGCACAACTCAATCTTAAACACGCTAAGGATGGTCTTATTGTAGGCGATAGCGCAGAGCCAAGACTTATACACGAGATACGAGCAAAAGGTTGTAATGTCAAGCCATCAATCAAAGGACAGGGTAGTGTTACCTATGGCATCTCTTTATTACAAGACTACGACCTTGTGGTAAGTCCTGATAGTACAAACCTTATTAAAGAGCTGAACAATTACAGGTGGTTAGAGCGCAAGTCAAACACGCCCGTTGATGCTTATTGCCATTTAATTGATGCGATTCGCTATTCTGTGGGCTATCAATTACAGAACCCCAACAGAGGTCAATATGCTATTAGGTAAAAAAACTTAAAAAAAAGTATAAAAAATTTGTGGATAACTAAAAAAGGTGTATATTTGTCCTAACAAATGAGGGTAACACCTCAACGCTCTTTAAAATAAAACGACTTAAAAACAAGGTAAAGTATCTGCAACTGTGGTTCTAACTGTGGTATAAAGATAGAAGTAAGGCAGACGTGCTTTTCCTAAAGTATCAAGCTAACGAGCAGATATGCTCTAATCAACGAAAGTAGGTAATGTTAGTGTTCCTTTAGGGCAGCCACTTTAAACGACTAAAATTTATATCTTTAGTCAGCAGATACAATCCTGATGGTGTGGGTGTGCCATCTTCTAATATGTTATAAGCACCCAAGCTACAACCCCCTTTATTGGGGGTTTTTTTATGCTCTAAAATCATTTTTTTTTACGATATATAATTATGAAAGTAGATATAGAAATCCCTGAATCACTTAATGAGATAACCTTAGACCAATATCAGAGATATCTAAAGATACAAGACAAAAACGAGGATGAGAAGTTTTTAGCTGTTAAGATGATAGAAATCTTTTGTGGGATTCGTGGAGATCACGTCCTGCTGATGAGGGCTACTGATATTAACAGCATAGTGCAGATATTAACTGAGATGCTAAACAACACACCCAAGCTGCAAACCATGTTCAAGATGAAAGGTACACAGTATGGGTTTATACCTAAGTTAGATGATATGAGCTTTGGCGAATACATAGACTTAGATACGTTTATAGGCGATTGGGATAATATGCATAGGGCTATGAATGTTCTATACAGACCAATTACGAATCAGTATGGCGATAAGTACAACGTAGAGGATTACAGTGTAGATAACGCAGAGCAGATGAAAGATATGCCTATGAGTGCAGTCTTAGGTTCTATTGTTTTTTTTTACAATTTAGGGATGGACTTATCGAAAGCTATGCTGAATTATTTGGGGAACGAGGAGATGAACTTAGCTCTGCATCTAATTTCGGACGAAAATGGGGGTGGTATCAATCACTTTACGCACTCGCTCAGGGGGATATTGGACGATTTGAAGATATCACTAAACTAAATGCTCATCAATGTTTATATGCCCTAAGTTTTATGAAAGACAAAGCGGAGTTAGAAGCAAGACAAATAAAAAGTAAATTCAATGGCTAATCAAGGTGTAAGAGGTTTTTATCAAATCACAGAAACAATAAAAGACCAACTGTTAAACGATGTAAACGTCAACACAGTAACCACAGGGGATATAACAGATATCGACCTATCTAAGCAGACTATCTTCCCTCTATGCCATATCATTGTAAACAACGTAACAATAGAAGAGCAGGTGTTGCGCTTTAGTATGTCTATCCTTGCTATGGATATCGTTGACCAAAGTAAAGATGAAACAACAAACATCTTTAGGGGTAACAACAACGAACACGATGTACTCAACACACAACTTGCTGTAATCAACAAACTGATAGGTGTACTTAGAAGTGGTGCGTTGTACACAACCAAATACCAATTAGATGGCGATCCATCTTGCGAACCTTTTTACGATAGGTTTGAGAATCAAGTAGCAGGGTTTGCTTGTACGTTTGATGTGTTAATTGAAAACGATATTAATATATGCAGCTAAAAGAAACACAGAAAGCTCTTAGGGCGTTTGGTAAGTATGTAGTGCAGCAATCACGCACGAACCTTACTAAAGGCAAAAAGAATACATCCAAAGAGCTGTACGATTCTATTAGCTACACCATAGAGGAAGTGAGTCAAGGTTTTCGCCTTTACTTTGAGATGGAAGATTATGGTATGTTTCAGGATAGAGGTGTTAAGGGTGTCAAGGGTGGTAAGTCTTTAAGTAACTTTAGCTACAAACAATCATCTAATCTTATTGGCTTAGAAAGTAAGACAGGTACGTTTAGCAAGTGGGCATCTGCAAAGAGAATACAGTTTAGAGATAAAAAGGGTAGATTCCTAAGCTACAAGCAGACAGGGTTTGCACTTGCTACGATCGTAAAGAATTATGGTATTAAGCCATCTATGTTTTTCACTAAACCTTTTGAGAAAGCATTTACAAACCTACCTAAAGAATTACAAGAACAATTTGCTATTGACTTAGAAAACTTAATATAATGGCTACAAAGATAAACGTAAGAAGCCCCTTTTACATTCAACCGACTAATAGCAGTTTAGCGAGTGCTACAATGCAACTATACATCTACACAGGTGTACTAACAACAGACAAACCTGCATCTGCTCAATACACAATCACAAAAAACGAAATAGACTCAAATAATTACGTGGTGTTTGAGATTAGCGAACTTGTAAGAGATTATATAGATATAGAGTTTGATGGCGAATACGATAGCCAAACAGTATGGGTAGAATCTGATATAACTATGTACAATGCTGTTGATGGTGGGGGTTCAAGTGTAGGTACGAGTAATACAGACTATATAGCGTTTGATGGTTATGGTTACTTTCACGAGGGTACAAATCCTCAGCTGTCAAGAGGGTTGCTACTATCAAACAATACTATATTCAGACTAAACGATAGCAACGTAAGAATTCCTGTATTTACAGAGGACACGAATAGCGTATCATTTTTCTATCAAGGTGTTGAGAAGCGAACTCAAAGCATACCATCAGCAGGGGTTGATGTAAATAATACAAATGGTCAAATAGAATACGTTACAGTAAGCGGCTCTGATAATACCGACACTTATGAAGAAAGAGTTTTAGCAGATGGGGGTACACTCGAAACATCAAGCTGTTTAACAGACTTTCTAAATCAATTAGATATAGGACTTGTAGATGAAGTTTACATAGCAACAGATAATGGTGTTGAGGTGGTCAAGATATTAAGCACAGATGAATGTAAATACGAACCTTATAAAGTTACATTCGTTAATAAGTTTGGTGCTTTGCAAGATTTATGGTTTTTCAAGAAGTCAGTTGAATCAACCAATGTAACATCTCAGCAGTTTAAGGCATCTATATTTGACCAATCTACCCTGAGCTACAAAACATATAAGCATCAGCAACAATCATTTTTAGCACAAGGAAAAGATAGAATCACAATGAACACAGGATACGTTAATGATGACCACAACGCTGTGTTAGAGGAGCTATTGATAAGTGAACAGGTGTGGTACACAGAGATCACAGAAACAGAAGAGAAGGTTATACCTGTTATCCCATTAACCA